TGATGGGTCCTATTATACGAGATTTAATTGATTCATCTATTAAGAATGATGACTCACTTGTTAAGATGGCCGCAATTGTTCAACGAATCATCGGTGCTTCTCAAAAAGCAGAAGGTGATGCTGGATTCTTATCCAATGAAGAAAAAGAACAACTACTTAAAGAATTGGAAGAAACAGTTTACGAGGTAGCCGATGAACAAGATGTTAAAGTAGATGAACTTACAAATGAAATTGAAGAATTAAAACAAAAGGTAGGTAAGTAATGGGAAGAAAGGAGGCCTCATCGAGAAGTAGATATCAAGGAGTCGTATCAAGCACTAAACAAAATAGTTCAGGTGTGGTATCTCATGTTATTTTAAATGCAGATGATAAGTTTATTCCTGAAATTCGTGAATCTGAAACGAATCCTAAGCCGATTGATTCATATATCGGTCATGCTATTATTAAAAAACATACCGATTTTTCTTCTGCAGATTCGGATGGAGAATCATATGCACCATCTGACCCGTCGGAAGGATTGCCTTTAATAGGAGAAACTGTTGCCTTAATCTATCTTGGTGGAACCCCGTATTATACACGAATGCCTAATAGGGATATTAATCGTGGTAATGCAAAAGAAGATAAATCACAAACTCTTTCGCCCAATACCCAAACTCCAAGTAATCAGGCAAGTAATTACAATGAGGTATCACAAACAAAAACCCCAGCTGCATCACCATCTTCTTCTGAAAGAAAATCTAAACTTGGTGAATACTTTGAACCTACTGATATAAATCAACTTGTTTTATATGAAGGTGATAAAGTAATACAATCTCGTTTTGGTCAATCAATTCGTTTTAGTGGATATAATAATACCGAAAATATATTTTCACCAACTATTATAATTCGTAATAGACAGAATGATGAGAGTTTACAAACTTTACAAAAAAATGAGTTAGTAGAAGAAGATATTAGTAAAGATGGTTCAACCATTCTTTTATCATCAAATGATTATAAATTAAATTTCCAACCAGGTCTTGTTGATGATGGTGGTAATTCTGATTTTGAAACTACTCCTATTAATTTTACATTGCCTGAGGAATATGTAGGATTTGACCAAATGTTATTAAACTCTGAACGAGTTATAATATCTGCTAAATCTCAAGAAATGATTTTCTTCTCCAAAGGGAATTATGGATTCATTTCCGATGGTAAGTTTACAATAGATAATGGCAATGGTGGAGCAGATTTAGATTTCGGTGATGATGTAAATATTACTACTAATAGAAACGCTGGAAACTTCTTCATAAACACCGGTGATGGTAATATCTTATTAAATACAGATGACCGGGGGAATTCCCCATCTCTAACAGGTCCCAAAGATGCTCAAGGAAACCCAACTCTTAGACAAGAACCTTTGGTTAGAGGAAATACTTTAGTAGAATTATTAGGAGAACTTATTGATGCAATTAACCAACAAGTATATAACACTCCTGCAGGTCCTTCTGCAGTTGGCCCAACCAATCGTTCAACCTTTAATGATATAAAGTCTAAGTTACAAGATGCGCTTTCTACATTAAACTACACCGAATAAATCATGTCTTGGGAAGTATTTAAAAAAATAATGAAACCCTATATGGATAATCCCAATGTGGTTAAATCCAAAGAAGATTTTGCTAAACAATTTACTCTAGCGTATGATACTGCTATTAAACTTGGTTCCGTAACTACTCGTGGATTCGGTGGAGCTCCTTTACCTGTTGCAAAAGGTAATACTGAAGTAATGGAGAAGTTAATTATTTCAGCATGTGCAATCGCACTTACCAAAAGTGAAACTGGTAAACATAGTTGGATGTCTGATATTGGAAATGCTGTTCTTGGGTATTGGAGTGGTGCAACTTTAGTTCAAATACCACCACAAATACTACCTCTAGGTTCGTTTCAAAATATATCATTAACAAGTGGATTGGTAACTAACCCAGGTAAGTGGTCTGGTACACGACCAGAACAGCCAGTAGATGCATCTGAAAAGTTTTTAGATACATTTATTATCTATGCACAAAACCACTTAACTTCCATAGAGTTTTCAGCATCTACTATTTCTTTGTATTTTGGGTTTCCACTCATACCACCATTACCTGGGTATGTCCCATTGAATGGATATACACTGCCTTCATAAAAACTATAAACTCAACGAGAATATATTTATATTAAGATAATAACAAATAATTTAAAATGGATTCAAAAAAATTAGCAAAACTAATTAAAGTAATCGTAGAAGCTGAAGTAGCTAAGAAACACGAACAATTCTTAACTAAAACCTTTCCAAAGATTTTAGAAGAGCAAGTGAACCTTAAACTTAAATCACATTTAAAAGAGTTGAAGGGAGGTGTATCTGCCCCTCTCACTCAAGTGGTTGAGGAGGTAGACCCGTTCGAACAAGCTAATCAAGTTCTACAACAAGAAAGAACACAAGTTCAAGAACAAAGACAATTCACCAAGAATGAAGTTCTTAATAACATCTTGAATCAAACCCAACCATTTAGTTCAGCACAAAGGAGTGGTGGTCAAGTTGGTAGTGGCGGAGCATCAGTATTAGATAAATTACCACAACAACAAATTCAAGAAAATACTCACATACCTTCTTATATGGATGCAGAACCAGATATTGACCAAACAATCAATATGGGTTCATCTTTAGGAGCAGGTGGAACTGATGCACTAAGGGCTCAGATGGCTCATAAAATGGGTTACGGTGATATGGGTTCTCAAGGAGGACCGAAGAAAGGTTTAGGAGTATCAACTGGTTTAGCAGCTTTAGATAGAGTTTTAAACAGAGATAATTCCGAACTTGTTAAAAAGTTTAAAAGATAAATGCAAGAAATTTTAACCATACTTGCTGTGTTATATTCCATTCATATTTTGATAGGTGTATTTAGAGGTGATAAATGTGGTTGTAATGATTGTAATTGTGGGAGTAAATAATAATGGCATATGTAATTGGTAGAAAAGTTGTAAAGGATACTGAATCGGATTTCGATTCATTTGCCTATGGGATATCATCTCCCACCAAACGTGGTGCGGTTATGTTTGAACAAACTTTTACCTCCTATGATGCTGCTAAGAGCAATCTTAGAAATTTAATGTTAACTGCTCGTGGTGAACGAGTAATGCAACCTGAATTTGGTACTGGATTACATGAACTTTTATTCGAACCATTTGATGATACGTATGAGAGTAGATTACAAGATATGATAACTCAATCTGTAAACTTTTGGTTACCATATATTACCGTAGAATCAATTGAAGTTGATATGAGTGATGAAATGAAAGATAGACACATTGCAAATGTTAATATACAATTTACAGTTGGTAATGAAATAGATACACAAGAAATAACATTTACAGTACAGGGATAATAGAATATGGCGCTCAATAGTACAAATAAAAAAAACAAGGGTAGGGATATTAAATATCTTAATAAAGATTTTGGTCAATTTAGAGAAAATCTAATTGAGTATTCCAAAACTTATTTCCCAACCACCTATACCGATTTTAACGAATCTTCTCCTGGTATGATGTTCATAGAAATGGCATCTTATCTTGGGGATGTTCTTGGATATTATATTGATGATACTTTAAAAGAATCATTAATGACTACTGCTGAAGATAAGGCCAATATAATGTCTCTATCGCAATACTTGGGGTATAAACCTAAAGTAACTTCTCCGGCCGTTGTTAAATTGGCAGTTTACCAAAGAGTAGGTGTTATCAATGCACAAACAAATCCAGAACCTAATTCGGAATATTTATTAAGAATCAAAGAAGGGATGTCTGTTATATCTACTACTGGGGTTTCATTTAGAACTACTGAGTTAGTGGATTTTGCTGATGATACTGATAGAGAAGTAACCATATACAACAGAGATGACCAAGGTTATCCTGCTAATTATCTTATTAAAAAATATGTAAGTGCCATTTCGGCTGAGTTGAGAAGTGTTACCAAAACATTTGCATCTGCAGAACAATTTTCAAAAATAGAAATTGGAGATACTAATGTAATTCAAATATATGATGTACGAGATTCCAATGGAAACAAGTGGTATGAAGTACCATATCTTGCACAAGAGATGGTATATGTGGATTATGCTAATTCTGAACAGAGTGATAAAGATTTGGCACAATTCAAAGATTCGGTTCCAAGTATCTTAAAGTTAACTAAAACTTCTCGCAGATTTACTGTTAAGGTAGATGAGAATAATAGAACATCATTGGTTTTTGGTGGAGGAAACTCACCAACATCAGATGAAACTTTAATACCAAACTTTAAAAACGTGGGATTGGGATTAAATTCATCAATTAATAATCTTGGTGCTTCATTTGACCCGTCCAACTTTTTGAAAACTAAATCATATGGCCAGGCGCCTGCAAATACCACATTAACTGTTAGATATTTAATTGGTGGTGGTGTTGAATCAAATGTTAGTTCGGGTGAGTTAACTACAATTGATAGTATTGAGTACGATGAAGATACTACAATTTTTGATGCAGATGAATTATCAATTTATAATTCTTATAAAGCATCCATTGCTATAGAAAACGAAGAGCCCGCAACTGGTGGTAGAGGTGCCGAAACTATTGATGAGATTAGAGAAAACTCATTAGCAAACTTTGGTTCACAAAACAGAGCAGTAACTCGTAAAGATTACCAAGTACGAGCTTTATCACTTCCCGCTAAATATGGTGGAATTGCTAAAGTATATTGTGCACCAGATGGGGAGTTGGATAATAATTCACCTACATCTATTTTATCAAATCCAAATACTTTACAACAATTTACCGAGTTGGTTATTTCTTTAAAAGAAAAAGAAGGTATAACCGAACAAGAAATTAAAACGCAAGTAGATACTTTCTTATCGGGTAAACAAAGTGATTCAAAAGAAAAGAATAATCCTTTTGCAATCAACTTATATGTTCTTGGGTATGATTCAAGTAAAAAACTGTCTACACTTAATCAAGCAGTAAAGGAAAACTTAAAGACCTATTTAGGTGAATATAGATTACTTACCGATGGTGTTAATTTATTAAATGGGTTTGTTATCAATGTTGGGGTTGATTTTGAAATCCGAGTGTATGGTGGGTATAACAAACGAGAAGTCTTAGTAAAATGCATTTCAGAAATACAAAATTATTTTAACATAGATAATTGGACTTTCAACATGTCAATCAACTTATCTGAATTGGAATTAATAATTGCCGGAGTTGAGGGTGTACAATCTGTACCTAAGTGTGATATTGTAAACAAATGTAAAGGTAGTTATTCAAATGTAAGTTACAACATTGAAGCTGCAACTAAGAATAAAATGGTATATCCATCTTTAGACCCATCTGTGTTTGAAGTGAAGTATCCAAATAAAGATATAAAAGGGAGGGTTGTTTAATGTATCAGTTTTTAACAGCATCAAAAGATGCAACCATATACTTACAACAACCAGCACAGAATACTGGTTTAGATGAGATATTAGAAGTTTCTAAAACTTATTATGGAAACTTAAAAGATATTGCACATTCATTAATTAAGTTTGATACTACACCACTATCATCATCACTTGTAAGTGGCGATGTAACTATGAGCTCAGCAGAATTAATTTTACGAGAATGTGAATCTTCTGAAATACCAGTTGATTATACAATATTCGCACATCCAATTTATCAAGATTGGGATATGGGAATCGGAACTCGTTTTGATGAGATTTCTACCGATGGTGTAACTTGGAATTCTAAAACCACCGGAACTGGTTGGTTAGAAGGAGATTATGTAAGTGGTACTACGGGTTCATTTAATGGAAAAGGTGGAACATGGTACACTTCATCAGTTGCCACTCAATCATTCTCATACGAAACTTCGGATGTAGTTATGGATGTTCTTACTCCACTACAATCTTGGTTAGATGGTTCACTTCCAAACAATGGTTGGATTATCAAACATGATTCAGTTTTAGAAAATGATACCGAAGATTATGGACAACTAAAATTCTTTGGTAAAGAAACTAATACAATCTATCAACCTAAATTAAGAATTGGTTGGGATGATTCGACCTTTGAGACTGGTTCTCTTACTGAACTTACCTCTGATGATATTCACGTAACGTTTAAGAGACTAAAAGCAAGATATAAGGTTGGTAGTTCACCTGAGATTAGAGTGTTCGGTAGAGAGAAGTATCCACTTAAAACTTATACCAATCTATACGCTTACAACGATGTGAAATTTCTACCATCTACTACTTATTATCAAGTGAAA